TTCTTTGCTCTCAAAGCGAACAAAAGATATGTCCTGCATTTTGCCTGAGCCGGTAACAAAGCCTCGTATTTCTGGAGCTGGATCGCCACCCATCTCCTCTGTACACCAAGGACATACATTTATGTACCCCTTGACCTCTCGTTTCCATTTGGAGTTGCTATCGAACTCCTCACCGCACTCTCGGCATTCTCTGATTTTAGGCATCAAGCCTCCTGTTGATTGGGCAGCATCATTGCTGATATAAGTAATGTATCTCATTCAGTATTATTTGTCAAGTTCTTTTTTTCTTTTTTTAATACATTGAATTCACCGAGGCGGACATGCCATGTCTTACGTTGTTTCGATGAATAAACTTGTATCCAATCGTTCTGTCTAGAATATATAACTCTTGTTCTACCGGCCCAGTTTTCTGGAACCCAAGTTACGATCTGTATTTTTCCAAAGTATCGTATCGCACCGTAATTATCTTTTGATAAAACTATGAGATCACCAACTTTCACGTCTTGGTATTTATCACTTGGCTTCATTGCTATCACGAAATTTCTTGTTTACCACGGATTTTTTCAATTTTATCTATTACTTCGTCCCATAGTTTATCTTGTAAGGCTTCGATTGCTGGATTATCTGGTTCGGGATAATCACCCATTACATCGACAAATTTTGTCAAAGCAAACCAAGCTGCCATGTTCTTTTGCCTTTGTTCAAATCGAGCTTCATATTCTGCAAATATGCCCACATTTATTGGTAACATTATTGTGTCCTCCTATATTAAATAGAACCGTGTGTATTATAGATATATCATATCACACTATTGGTATTTTGTCAAGTAAAAATCGCATTATTTATATAATAAATAATGAAAAATTAAACATAAAAAAAGATGGACAAAAAATGACCGCTAAGTTATAGTTTTCAAAAGCCATATTTGTAATTTAACAAGTCAAATTGGTAATTCTTTAGGTTCAAAGCCATAAATAGGTTAATTTTATGGACGGTTTGGCCAATATGGAAGGTTTGGATTGGATGCAGTAATCTGTAATGCTTCATCTTTTGGGACCGGTATAATAAAAGCGGCGGGAACAGAAACCTTTTCTCCGCTACCGACGAGATAAATCTCATAAAATGCTTCTTCAAAATTATTAAGATATAATACATTTTTAGTAACCATGCCTAAGTACACACGGTCACTTACTGACTTAACATAAACGAGTTGGCCAATTTCGAACACCGCATTGCTCCTTATATCTGTCTATCATGAAAAAATCAATGTAAGTAGAGTCAAGTAGATCTATTATTTGTGTCTCAAAATCATACACAGTCTCCATCATTTTGATTACTTCTTGCTCTTGTTCGTTATCTAAATCAAATTTACCGTAAAACATTCTGTAGTACTCTTGCCATATTCTTTCAATCGAATAATCTAGCCATAGATACCTATCCATAACTCGCTTTTCATCATCTGTGAACGGAATGAGTATCATGTATGGATACCATGAGAGAGTAGTAGAGGAGGGGGGAGGGGGGTAGTAGTAGTCATAATATTTTTATATCCCCAGTGATGACTAAGATATCGAAGGCAGACCTGTTTATATAAGAGTGTGTCCCATCAGAATAATAAATGTGGTAAGACTCTTCCCAATGAATTTGTTGTGTGGCTTTATCATCCATGGAGGTCGCACCGATTTTGTAAATTTTAATCACGATACCTACCATTCCACGATCAATAAGTAATGTGCCTTGCTTTACCTCCGTCATAATCTCTGAGTGCCTCATACAATTCTTTATCGCTGATGCTAGCAAGTGGTCGAACCAAACACATATTGTTTAGTAATTGGGCATCTCCAACACTGGAATAAAATCCAACCTTGATCCCGTGTAGCACTCCGATAAACTTCCCGTCGTCTGTAAATACAGATGCACCGGAAGAACCAAGCCAGCAAAATGTCTGAACATAGTAGCTCAAATACTGCTGGCCAGATACAATACCTTTTGTATAAACCATTCCATAATCGGATGGCCATGAAACCATATCAATATCTTCACCGAGTTTGGGGTATGTTCTTTTAAATTTCACCGGCCTCAATACTAGCTCTTTCTTTGGCTTCATGACAGCCCAGTCTAGTAGTTCGTCAACAACCACGGTGTCTAATTCAAAGGTCTCATTGTTCTCTTCAATAACTGTGACGGTATCACATTCTTGAATAACATGATAAGCTGTAAGAACAAACTTCTGTCCTCGATAAGTAAAATGGTTTCCAGATCCTGCTCCAACCACTTTCCCCTCATGAAAGCAATTCAGCATGTATGATGATCTAGCTTTGGCTCTTTGGTCCACCGGACCAAAAAAGGGACCAATGCCCATAAGTGAAATGACAATGATCCCTAATAATAAATGTTTAATATACTGCATGGTAGTTCCCTCATGAAGTAATTAGTAGTTATGATCTCGAATAGTCGTCTTCGATCCTCTCTACATCGTCCAACTCGGTCGTGGATACCTCCATCAATTTGACATCGCTACCTTGACTTGCAGCAAATCTATGAATTGTTAAAGGTGAAATATGAAACGTGTCTCCGGGACTAAGATAAACAGAGTGTCTATCTCTTCTAGATCCCTCTTCCAAAACCAATTCCAACTTACCTTCCAAAACATAAATTGTCTCCTCTTTTACTTTGTGATATTGAAGAGAAAGCCTCTCCCCTTCATTAATATATAATAGTTTACCAACATATTTATCTGTTTTTGCCCAGATATGCTCGTAACCCCATGGTTTATCAATTATCAATTTTCACCTCTCTGTATAAATCTAATGCATAAAACATTTGTTTTGTAAATTCTTGTTCATTTACTTTTAGGCCGAGCTCTCTTGTTTTTTTTAGACCTTCGATCCAAGAAGCTGCTTCAAGAAGAATTATATTATCTGGTTCTACTTCACGATAATGTAGAATGGCATGACCAATCTCATGTATAAGGGCATAATATTTCTCTTCTATTTTCAAATCATCACCTATTTCAATGTCTCCAACCAATTCAGGATCGTAATCGTCATAATAATCTGATCCAAATGAACACTCTTGGCTGTCCTCAACGAAGTCAACTAGAACATACAGTTCATTATAAGCAAACTTAGTTAGCTTCTTTATGGCCTTCTTGATGTATCTCTTTGTCAATGTGTTCTTTGAGATCTGTGTATCCTCCGATGACATGCTCGTCTCCCGTTTCAAAATCAATTTTTAAAACAATTGGTACTGTTTTCATATTATAATTAGTTTTGTAATGCTCAACAAGGCTCAAAGAGTTTTCAATCCAGCATGCGATAAAAGCTAATTTTTCTTGTAATAATAAAGAATTAGCTCTTTGGCACCAAGGACATGAGCCATAACCAATAATTTTATAATAATGCATCTCAACCTCTTAAAATTTGCTTTTTATTGTTTATCTTTTCTTTAATCATTTTCGGAGCACCAAGCACAAGCATTGTCTCAACTGTAGTTCCATCGAATACTTTAACCTCAGAGATAGACATATGATTATGTACTCCTGCTTGTATAAGAGACTCTTTAAGTGAATGATATTTTAAATTGTCTTCGATAACCGAAACAACATGAGTAGGATTTACATATATCCTATTGACCTTAATTGTATCTTTTGTGGGCTCAACCCTCGTTAGTTCAACAAGCATCGCAGACCATCCGGCTTGCAAAGTGAACATCTTTTGACTTGACCAGAAAATACTCATTTTTAATAAAAACCTTTAATAAACTACCATCTTTTTCAGATGAAACAACACATGCTATAGAAGGCTCCTTAACAACTTTCTTTGGAAAAAGAAGCCCTTTATGAAGTGATTCTTCATTAAATAGCCATGTACTTTGAGGAATGCTTACAAGATCCCCTTCACGATAACAAAACATTATTTAGTGGACTCCCGTGGAATTTCGTATGGTGTATTGTAGCTTACAGAATGAGATTGTTCATCTTCAACCGACACTTCATCTTCTTCTACTTCTGCTGATGGTACCGCATACTGTGGTTCGTACTTATATTCTCGTGTTTCTGGATCAACATTTGGGTGAATTGATCTTTCTGGACGAGGTTCTGCTGGGGCTTGCGGCGATGCAGGCATTGCTGGTC